AGCTCACCGGGACCAGCAGTATTTAGCGCGGCCAGCAGACGGTTCATCTGGTCGATGTAGTCACTGCCGAGCAGGATCGCGTTAATCTGCTGCTGAGTCAGCACCGCGCCGTGGTCTTCCGTCCAGCCCACCTCTTTTTTGGGGTAAGCATGGGGGATGGCGCGGCGGCCGCCAGCGCCCTCGACGTCGCGGAAAAAGAAAGGTACGCCCCGGAACGAAGCATCACGCAGGTCTTCCCACTTGATGGCCATTAGTCTTGCTCCGTACTGCGTAATCCGGTACCCGCACTCATGGTGACGCCGGGGGCGTTGACCTTGACGCTGGTCACCTGAACCCGATCATCTTTAACAGAGACCTCGATACTGCCTTTCAGCTCAGGTTGCTGCAGGAATGGGTAGCCAGACTGATTTTGTGGCTGCATAGACGCCCACGGCGACGGGTCTTGGTAACCCGCAGGTGACGGCGAGGAAGACGTGAAAAAGTTTTTGATGTCCTCCCACATCGTTGAACGCTCATTGTTCTGCTGAACCCTTTTAAGGAGTTCTTCGCGTCCTTCGTCCGAAAAAGGGTCCATATCAGTTAACCCCATCAACTTACTGGCAATTAACCCACCCCGGGCAAGCATTCCAGGCCAACCTGGAAGGTCGGCGGTAGTATCAAGAAGATCGTTAACCTTATCTTCTCCTGTTCCACCCAGCCCACCTGCTGGCCAGTTGGTCACATAAACTGGCATTACACCTGAACCAAACACATCAGCGATACCATTAGGTATACCCTTACCTTTATTTGGATTAAGTACGTCCCAGACACCTTTACCAAACTGAAACGCTTTGCGGGCTGCAATAACCCCCCCGACTGCGATGGCGATATTTTTACCAATCTCCAGCCAGTGCTGGACGGTTTCCTGGTCAACGGAATTAATTGCATCAGCCAGCTCCTGGACTGGTTTTGCGAGATTGCTGTTTGCAAATTTTTTCCAGGTGGTGTTTAGTGCAGTGACGGCTGATGTGAAATCTTTAGATGCATACTCGGCATCTTTCATAATGCCCTGACCATCGGCCACTACGCCGTTATAGCGTTTGAGGTTCTCCGCACCTTTACCGGACGTCACGCTGCTAAGCAACAGGATGCTATCCTGATTAAATCCGGCCCCCAGTAAGCGTGCGCTCTGAGTTTCTGCGCCTTTATTCCCTGATTTTTTTGCAATCTCTCCCATCAGTGTTGGCAGTGATCGCATTTTTCCGTCTTTACCGAAAACATTTATGCCATTCCGGCGCAACTCCTTCACAACCTTCGGAAGCTGCAGATCCCGAATCAGGTTCTCAACTGCAGTAGAGGCAGTGGTCGTATCACCGGTAGCATCGACCGCGCTCTCCAGCGCCACGCCGACGTCCTTCACGCCTCGCACACCCGTTCCCCCTGCGGCGGCATACATTGAGAACGCTTTTACGCCGCGTTCGGCGATATCCTTCAGTTCAAACGCACCTTCTTTACCGAGCTGATTCAGGGTACCCATTGCCTGCAGGGTGTCTTTCTCGTTGCTCAGGTTAAACTTTGTGAACTGAGAGAAGAGTCCTCCGATACTTTCACCATCAGCACCTGACGCAGCGATAGACGGTGCTATGATGTTTCGGTTCTTATAGCCGTAATCAATATCACCAGTCACCGTCCCGACTTTCTCAATCGCGCTGACCACTTCACTGTCATCGACACGAAACTTGATCGCAGCATCCTGCATACCGCCAAACATCTCGGACATTTCTTTTTTGGTCTTCTCTGCTGCCAGTCCCATACGTGTGATGCGGCGATCTGTCGCGGCAAAGTCTCTCAACATGGCACCACCGGCAAAACCGGCAATCATGGTGGTATATCGATTGCCCAGCGCATCCAGACCACGACCAGCCGCCGCCGTCGTGGCTTTGACAACCGACATTGCCCGCTGATTTGTGCGGGCGAACTCGGACATGTTGGCACCGTACTGGCGGGCTTTGGCGGTCAGGTTACCTGCCAGATTGATGAGTATTTCAGTGGTGAGGCGGTTTGCCATGTTGCTTCCTCAGCTGCTCTGTCAGGCGCAGCAGCTGCCGGAGAGGCAACTGCTGCAGGTAGGACATATCAAAACGTTGGGAAAGATTGACGATAAGGTTACTCAGCGCCGTCGCCAGCGGCACCAGGTCGCCCCCGTGACGCGGTCTCCGAAAGCAGGTCATCGAGAGCAGCTGCTTTACTGCTGAGTAACTCCAGGTCCTCTGGGTGAAAGGCGTAGATTTGCTTGAGGGACAATGGCCCCGGTATCTCACCCACAGAAGCAATCTGTCGCCGCAGCATACCCAGCCCCATCAGCACCTCAGAACAGTACGCCACCGCCTTGCCATTCTCCCCGATGACCACGCGCTCCGCCTCAAGCTGGGCGTCGATAACGTCTTTTGAGGTCAGCTCGCGAAAGGTCACTTCTTTGTAGCGGATCTCATCGTCAGTGCCTTTACCGGCGACGTAACCGTGTTTTAAGGTGATTTTCATCTCAGCCATGGCTTACACCTTCACCAGTTTTTCGCCAAGGAAGTTGGCGCTGATGGTGCCAGCGTCTTCATCCAGCGTGGCCGGTTCAGCGGTCGCCGCGCCGGTCATCATGTAGGTCAGACCATTATCGCCTTCAAACATGACGGTAACCCCCTCCCAGCCACTGATTTCAACCACATCGACATCCTCTGCAGCTGCGATGGTCATCTGGATCGAGGGACCCGCCATCTTGCCTGCCAGCCCCCAGACCTTGCCGCCGCCCATATGCTGGGTACGTGTTTTACCGCCCGGATTGAGGGTGGACTTACCTGTGGTTTTGATTTCGCGGCCATTAATACGGATGGCCGCCTGGCCCAGAATGCTCATAAAGGCTCCTTAAAGTTTGTACTGGACGAGACCGGCCAGCACACGCAGCTGGTTGACCAGGTTCGGGTGGCAGATGAAGTTCAGGCGGTTTTTATCGTCGCCGTCGAGATACACATCCAGCGTGTCTTTGTAGTCGTCGAAGTCCTCAACCAGACCCGCCGGGATAAGCTCAGTCAGCGCGATATCCAGCAGCTCGGCGCGGGCAATCTTCGGCGTCATCACCGGCTGGCCCGGATCAAGCAGGTCGAGCACATCATCCCCGGCCAGCTTGTGACGCGGGTAGCGGTTGGTGAAGCGGTTTTTGATGACGTAGCGGATACGCCCCAGCGTCGCCGGTGACTGCACGTCGAGGTACGACGTATCGGCGTCACCATACTGGTTGACGCGGTACATGGTGATTTCACGCTCGATGCAGACGTTGTCGCTGGCATCAACGTAATGGGTGGCGATGCCGTCATGCAGCAGCAGGTTGCGCTCCGGCATATCCCAGCGCACTGTCTTGACCGGCGGCAGGATGCCCGGCAGCACCAGCGTCTGCAGCGGACGGGCCGGGTCGTTGGCCAGATAGTATGACGCTATACCGCCGTAAGATGCCGCCCACAGCCAGTGCGGTTGCGGTGCGATGTTGGTCCCGATGCAGGAAATTAGCCAGTCATTGCGGGTTTCCCCGAAGGTGCCGCTTTCGGCATGGGTGCCCCGGTAAGCCGTCCAGAGCTGTGCCTCAATCATCTTGAGTGGCCCCCAGCGTTCGAGCAGTTCATCCCGGATAGTATTCAGGCTCTGCGTATCGTTGAACGGGAACACAATATCGGTGTACCAGTCATCGCCCAGCGCCGCGACAACCGCCGCAATATCCGGGGTGCCGGTGCCGCCGTTAAAGGCGTTGATGGCCACCGCAACGCCTGCAGGGTTCTGCTCGCCGGTATAGTAGTTGAGACGGACGTCCATCGCATTGCCGGTCGCGCCTTTCCAGTTGGTGGTCAGGGTGACGACGTCGGGCGAATCCGCTTTCAGCGCAGCAGTAACCTGCGTATCGGGCAGTTTGTTAACGGCGGCGATAATGGCTGTCGCGGTAGTGTCGGCGGTATCGTCAGCGCTGACGCCAACCTGCACCGATATACCGTTAACCAGCAGGGCCAGCGTGCCCGCAGCAGTGGCCGGGCCGGTGATGGTCAGCTCTGCTTTTGAGGCAGCACCGGCAGCAATATCAGCCAGGCCCATCGCCCACACTTCGGTATAGCTGTTCGCCTTACGCAGGGTTTTGAGCATCCCGGCCAGCATGGAGCCTTTGCCGTAAAGCTGGTCTGCGGTGCCGTCGCTGGTGATGCGGTTTTGCGTCAGAGCGGCAGCGGTGCCGGTCGCACTCTGCTGGCCGATGACGATAATTTTGCGCGACTGCGCCGGGGCGCTGTCGAGCGCCTGAGAATTATCAATATCGATGTACACCAGCGGAACGCGGATATCAGCAGGAATATTACCCAGTGACGACATATCACTTCTCCTTT